CACAACTGCGAATAATCGAAGTAAAGAATGGCCTATTGCAGGACTAAAAGAAGTTGATCGATGCAATATAGGTCAACAAGCTACACTAGTACGTACTGACGTCCCTCATACTGTTGATATTGGAAGTACTGATAGGTGGGCAGTAAGTTTTAGAATAATATCTGCACAAAGTTGGCAAACACATATTACAGTACTAGAAAATTGCATCCAAAAATAATCAAAAAAACCGTTTGACAAGCTAAATATATGAGTGTATAATACATAGTATGTATTGCACAATTAGGCACTACTAAAACAATCATAGGCACATATAGGAGGCAAAACTATGGCATCATTAGCAGAAATTCGAGCTAAATTAAAAGAACAAGAGTCACGCTCAAGCGGCAACTCTAACAGCGGCGGCGATAACGCAATTTACCCATTTTGGAATATTAAAGAAGGTGAAAGTTGTACTTTCAGATTCCTTCCTGATGGCAACGAGGATAACACTTTTTTCTGGGCAGAACGTTTGATGATCAAACTTCCGTTCGCAGGAGTTAAAGGTGAAACTGATTCACGTCCTGTACAAGTACAAGTACCATGCATGGAAATGTATGGAGAAACTTGTGATATCTTAAACGAAGTACGTGGTTGGTTTAAAGATCCTAGTCTTGAAGATATGGGTCGTAAGTATTGGAAGAAGCGTTCTTATATCTTCCAAGGCTTTGTTACTGAGAATCCACTTGGTGACGATAAGACTCCAGAAAATCCAATTAGACGCTTTATTATTGGTCCACAAATTTTCCAAATTATTAAAGCGGCTCTTATGGATCCAGATATGGAAGAATTGCCAACAGATTATACTGCTGGTGTAGACTTCCGTCTTAACAAAACAAGTAAAGGCGGATATGCAGACTATTCAACATCTAACTGGGCTCGAAGAGAACGTCCGTTAACTGATGCTGAAATGAATGCAGTTAACACAAACGGTCTGTTTAATTTTACAGACTTCCTTCCTAAAAAGCCTGACGAAACGGCTGTTAAGGTCATGAAAGAAATGTTCGAAGCATCAGTAGATGGTGAAGCATATGATCCTGATCGTTGGAGCAACTACTTCCGTCCAAGCGGAATGCAAGCTAGAACTGGTGATCCAACTAAAGCGGCATCACCTAATGCAACTGCAACAAGCCAAAGTGCTCCAGTAGCAGAAGCAGCACCTGCTCCAGTAGCAGAAGCAGCACCAGCGACAGCACCTGCAGGAGAAGGCGGCGATAAAGCTGCTGATATACTTGCAATGATTCGTTCAAGACAATCAAGCTAAGATATAATGGGGGAGAAATCCCCCATTACTTTTAATTAGGAGAAACTATGGCTAAATCATTTGATGTTAGTAAGTTCCGCAAGGACTTGACTAAAAGCATTTCAGGAATGAGTGCAGGGTTCAATGATCCTACAGATTGGATCAGTACAGGCTCTTTTGCACTAAACTATCTTATTAGTGGCGACTTTAACAAAGGTGTTCCACTAGGTAAGGTTACAGTATTTGCAGGCGAATCAGGCGCAGGTAAATCATATTTTTGCAGTGGTAACATTGTAAAACACGCACAGGATCAAGGTATTTTTGTAGTATTAATTGACTCAGAAAACGCACTTGACGAAACTTGGTTACAAGCATTAGACGTTGACACAAGTGAAGATAAACTTCTTAAACTTAATATGTCAATGATAGATGATGTAGCTAAAACTATTTCAACATTTATGGATGACTATAAAGCAATGGCTGAAGATGACCGTCCTAAAGTATTGTTTGTAGTTGATTCATTGGGTATGTTGTTAACACCTACTGATATTGATCAGTTTAACAAAGGTGATATGAAAGGTGATATGGGTCGTAAGCCAAAGCAACTGACTGCACTTGTTCGTAACACAGTTAATATGATTGGTACACATAACGTAGGTTTAGTATGTACTAACCACACTTATGCATCACAAGACATGTTTGATCCAGATGATAAGATTAGTGGTGGACAAGGGTTTATCTATGCATCAAGTATTGTTGTTGCAATGAAAAAACTAAAGCTTAAAGAAGATGAAGCAGGCAATAAGATAAGCCAAGTAATGGGTATACGTGCAGGCTGTAAAGTTATGAAAACACGTTATGCAAAACCATTCGAAGGCGTACAAGTTAAGATTCCATACGAAACAGGTATGAATCCTTATAGTGGTCTTGTTGAATTGTTTGAAGCAAAAGGTTTAATTGAAAAACAAGGTAACAGGTTAAAATATGTTACTAGCGATGGCGAAGAAGTACTTGAGTATCGCAAAAATTGGACTGGTCCTATCCTCGATAAGGTTATGTCGGATTTCGCACTAAAAGAAGCTAATGTGGTAAATACCGCTGAGGTAATCGAAGAAACCGATGAAACCCCACTCGAGGAGATAGCAGTAAATGAATGAAGAAGAGATAGTAGACATTTGGAACTTGTTTAAAGAATATGTTGACAAAAAGCAAATTGATGTAGTTGCTGAAAAGTTTGTTGACATGCTTGCAGACTATGGCGTATCTGATGAAACATTAGTGTCGTCATTAGGAGCAAGTACTTCATTGGATGAAGCAATAAACTATTACTTAGATGATGGTGCAGATACCGATGATGACTACGATGAATTTGAGGATTAAATATGGGTTGGTATAGTGAAATCTCAAGAGACGTTTCTAAAATTACAGATGCAGTAGCATTTTTTGAATCTGAATTACAAGATGCACGTCAAGAGGTTAAACTAAAAGGAAACGTTGAACGTGCCGCAGCCGAAATGCCCGGAATTGTCGAACATAGATTTAATCAACTTCAAGAAATTGAAGCAATACTCAACTATCTAAATATTGAGCTACGTAGATTGCGTAGCTCATTTTTTAAAAAATATTTAGAAAATTATCAACGAGCGTTATCAAGTCGTGATGTAGAAAAATATGTTGATGGCGAACGTGATGTTGTTGATTATGAAAAAATTATTAACGAATTTGCACTTATCCGTAACAAGTGGTTAGGATTGTTAAAAGGTTTGGATCAAAAACAATGGCAAATTACTAACGTAGTTAAACTAAGAGTTGCAGGTATGGAGGATGCAAGTCTATAGTAACATCCGCAATTGACATGATATAAATCCTATTAATAATAATTATATGTACAAGGAAATTATATGTTGTACACAATCATCACAAGTCTTAATCAAAAATACTGGGACGAAACTTCAAAAATTAATATTCAAAGTTGGGCACAATTTTTGCCGCCTGAAGTTAAAATTGTAATTTATTCTGAAGATAAAATTGATCTTGGAAATTTAAAAGAAAGAGTTACCACTAAAGACCTTTATTCTACTTGTCCTAATTTATTAAAATTTAAAAATACACACAAATATAACCCACATTATAACGGTGACGCTCCAGTAAAAGATACTAAAAAATTTAAATGGAACGCAATTAAATTTGCACACAAAACTTTTCCTATATTTGAAGAGGCTAAAGTATGTGATACAAATTATTTAATTTGGCTAGATGCTGATGTGCTTATGCACGACTATATTACTATGGAATGGCTTGCTGAATTATTTCCACAACGATCCTGCATATCCTATCTAGGACGTCCTTCAAATACAAAAACAGCATATGATGAATGTGGGCTGGTAGGATATAATTTGAAAACTCCTTTAGCAAAAAACTTCCTAGCTTCGTATGAAGAATATTATGAAGGTAATAACTTAGATCAATTAAGAGAGACACACGACAGCTGGATCTTTTATCAACTACGACTAAGCTTTGAAGCAGGAGGATTTGGAGGGTTTAAAAATTTAAACCCTAACCCTGTAAATAATAAAAGTCCTTTTAATAATAGTGGCATAAATCAATATATGGTTCATTGTAAAGGAAAAGGAAAAGAAAAGCTACATAATAAGTTTCTAAAACGCTTTAGTATACAGAGTTTATAACATGCATATACTTGTAGCATGCGACCAGAACTATTATAAGGAATGGGCATTTAATTTACTAAAAAGTATACAGCATTTTAACTCTCACCCTTGGCTTAGCTTACATTGCCATATTGTTAATCCAAAAGAAGAACGAAGATGGCAAAGGAGATTAGAAGGCGTAAATTATACTACCGAAAAATATGATAACGTTTCTATACCATATTTACAAGCTGTAAGATTTTTAATAGCGGCACAAAAATTTAAAAATGACGAACATGTAATGATACTAGATGCTGATAGTATTTGTACTAGAGAATTTACACAACAAGAATTTATTGATGTAACGTCAGACGTTACAGTTTTAAAACATCATAAAGAGTTAGCATTTCATCCTTGGCTTTGTGGATTTGTAACTTTAGGCAACGGTATGTTTCGACAAGACTATGCAAATAATTTATTAATTACAAAAAGTAAAGAATGGGAATACGGACATGATCAAGATATACTAAATTTATTATATCACAGACATCAATATAAAACTGCTCCACAAGAATGGATATGCATGGGTAAACAAAATCCAAAAAGTGTATTCCTTACTTTGAAAGGCGACAAACATAAAAAGAATCCTAAATATACAGAACAACTGAAAAGGTATATAGTACAATGACATTAGAATCACATCTAGGCGGACATCAAGGCAAAACACATATCGATGAAGGTGCATTACAATGGTTAGTTAATCTAGGTATAAAAAGTTTTATTGACATAGGTTGCGGACCAGGTGGAATGGTAGAATTAGCTAAGAGCAAAGGATTACGCACTATAGGAGTTGACGGAGATTATACATTAACACGATTTGATCCTAATTATTTTGTGATACATGATTATACTAAAGGAAGTCCTGTAATACACGAAGATTACGATCTAGCATGGAGTGTTGAATTTTTAGAACATGTTGAAGAGCAATATATGGCAAATTACATGGATACTTTTAAATGTGCAAAAAGTGCAGTGGTTACATATGCACCTCCAGGATGGAATGGACATCATCATGTTAATTTACAAGAAGAAGATTATTGGATTGCACGTTTTGAAGAAAACGGATTTAAGCTAGATGAAGACAAAACAAGATTTTTACGACATAATTCTACACTAAATTTAGGTAAAAAGGGCAAAAAAGCTTTTGTAAAAAATAGAGGATTATACTTTAATAATGTTGGATAAGCTTGTAGTAGGAATAGAAGGGTCATATAGAACACACCCTCTTCCTCACCTACCCAATTTTAAAGTTGTACCTTGGGAAAACCAAGCTATAATAGAAAAAGCTGATGTATTTGTGCAAGCAAATATACTAGAAAATAAATTCTTTAGAAAGTATAGAGCACAATATGAACACATACGAGATAGTGGTAAGCCATATATTGTAGTTGAAAGTAGCGTGTTTAGACATAACATGCCATTTCCGCCTCATCCTAAAGCATACCATAGATGGAGCTGGACAAGTTATTTTAGAGATGAAGGAAACTATTGTAACGAAAACTGTCCAGACGATAGATGGAAACAAATACAAGCAGATCAAAATATTGAAATAAAAGACTGGAAAACTGGCGGCGAGTATATACTACTAGCAATGCAACGCCCTGGTGATAGCAGTTTAAAAAACTTAATGACTAAACATAAAACCTTTGATAATTTTATTGCAAATACTATCAAAGAAATACGCAAGTATACTGACCGTCCTGTTGTTGCTAGAATGCATCCTGCTAGAATGGATAGGCAAAGACAAGCACTTGAAAAGATAGATACTAGCGGAATCACAGTTAGTAAAAACATGCATGGCTCTGGAAACTTAGAAGGCGGAGCAGGCCTATACGAAGATTTTAAAAATGCATATGCTGTAGTAGGATTTAACAGTAATGCACTTACAGAAAGTATTTGTGAAGGCATACCTACTTTTAGCTTGTGTCCCAGTTCAATGGCTTGGGAATGTTCTAATAAGAACTTAAATACACTTGAAAACTTAGAGTATTTTGATCGGCAACAATGGCTTAACAACTTAGGTTACTGTCAATGGAGAGAAGATGAAATTGCTAAAGGTGATCCGTGGTATCATTTATTAAGAGGAATAATATAATATGGCAAAAGCTAGATTAGCAAATGCTACTGCTAATTCAAAAGGTAGCGGAA